ATGGCTCAAACATCATCAGGGCCGGCGCGTGGGCGTGCTGTTGGACGGCCCGAAGGGGCCGAAGGGCGCGGAGTTGCGTAAGGTCTGCTTCACGTTCTCGTCCGTGCGCGTGGTCGGGCAGCATGACGCCCTGCGCGGACAGGGTGAGACCCTGCACAGTCAAGATCCGATATTCGATGAACTCGACGTGCTGGATGTGCGCGTGCCGGCGGACGTCCGCAAGCGGTATGCCCTCGGGTCGCCGGGTCTCGCGATTTGGGTGGCGCCATGATTCAGCAGAGCGGCTACTGGTGGCCCGATGACGTGGGGGCGAAGTGGCAACACTCGCTGAAGCACGTCCGCTCGGTCGAGTGGGCCATCAGCCAATGCCAACTGCGGCGCACGGCGGTCCAGGCGGGCGGGAACGTCGGCCTCTGGCCGAAGCGGTTAGCGGACGTCTTCGCGCGCGTCATCACGTTTGAACCGGACGCGATCAGCCGGGCCTGCCTCGTGCGGAACGTGCCGGCGTGGGTCGAGGTCCGATCGGAAGCCCTCGGCGATGGGTCGCACCCCCGCTGCTGCGGACTCGTGCGGCAAAGTCTCGGGTCGCACTACGTCACGCCGGGCGACCGCGTGCCGATGGTGACGATCGACGACCTCGAACTGACCGACCTGGACTTCCTCCAGTTGGATGTCGAGGGTTACGAGTGGTATGCCCTGACGGGCGCCGTTGACACGATCGCACGATGCCACCCGCTGATTCAGGTGGAGTTGCGCGGGTTCTCGGAACAATACGGACAGTCGGATGCCGCGATTCACGGCCTGTTGAAGACGCTCGGCTACCGCGCCGTGAAGTCGGAACCGGGAAACGATGTCGTCTTCGGGTGGTTCGCATGAGAGACCTCACGCTGATTCATCCCTACTATGAAAACCCCGGCATGTTGCGCGAGCAACAGCGGATGTGGGCCAGTTACCCGGACGATCTGAAGGCACGACTCTCGGTGATCGTCGTCGATGACGGCTCGCCCTTGGACCCGGCCGTGCGGCATCTGGCCGAGACGGGGGTCTCGTCGTTCACGTTGTATCGGACCCTCGTGGACGTGCGGTGGAACTGGATCTTCTGTCGCAACTTGGCGATGGCGCAGATGCAGACCGCGTGGGCGTTGATGACCGACATCGACCATGTGCTGCCGGCCGACACGTTGCGGTGCCTCCTTGAGCGCGACCTCGACCCGGCCACGGCCTACACGCTCTCGCGCGTGGACGCGCCCGACCGACGGCCGAATCCGAAACCGCATCCGAATACCTGGCTGATGACGCGCACGGTCTTCGAGCGGGCGGGGGGCTACGACGAACGGTTCTCTGGTTACTACGGGACGGACGGCGAGTTTCGGCGCCGCGTGGCGAAGGTCGCGCCGATCGTGCTGTTGCCCGAGGTCTTGATCCGGTATCCGAAGACGGTCCTCGCGGATGCCGAGACCTCCCGGTATGGCCGGAAGGAACGGCAGGACGCGGTGAACGTGCCGAAGATTCTCCTGGCGCGGAAAGACCGGGCGCCCTTGCGCGTGACCTTCCCGTGGGAGCGGGTGACGTAATGTTGCCGACCAGTATCGTGACCTGGAAGTGGCCCGCGCCGAAAGGCTATCGGTCCCACTTCACGGCCAACAGCGTGAACATCCTGCGCCGGATGGTCGCGCGCCATTTCCCGCATCCGCATCGGTTCCTCTGCGTCACGGCCGAGACGGACGGGCTCGACGCCGCGGTCGAAGTGATTCCGCCGTGGGACGACTTCGTCCACGTCGTCAACCCGTCCGGCGCGCGGAACCCGTCCTGTTATCGGCGGCTGCGCGCGTTTCACCCGGACATCGGCTCGGTCTTCGGGCCGCGGTTCGTCTCGCTCGATCTGGACTGCGTGGTCGTGGGCGACCTGACGTCGGTCTGGGACCGCCCGGAGGACTTCATCATCTGGGGCGACACGAACCCGCGGACGCACTACAACGGCTCGATGTTCATGTTGACCGCCGGCGCGCGGCCGAAGGTCTGGACGCATTTCGACCCGGCAATCTCTCCGAAGTCGTCCTATCGCGCGGGCTGTTTCGGGTCGGACCAGGGGTGGATTTCGTTCTGTTTGGGGCCGAAGGAGCCGAAGTGGAAGCACTCCGACGGGGTGTATTCGTATCGGAATGAATTGATGGACAAGAGTGGGTTGCCCACTAATGCGCGGATCGTGTTCTTTCACGGCGAGGGCGACCCGTGGACGCCGCGGATTCAGGCCCGCCATGAGTGGGTGAGGAGGGCGTGGCAATGAGCACGACACGATGGGACGTCGGTCTGACCTGGCGGTCGGTCCTCGTGACGCCCGCGGCGGAATTGGCCGTGCCGTTGGCGTATGTCCGCGATGCCGTGTTGCGCGTCACGAATGGCACCGTCGAGGACGAGTTCATCGAGCGGGCGATTCGGGCGGCGACCGAGGCGTGCGAGGAGGAGACGCAGACGGCCGTCATGCCGCAGACGTGGGCGATGGTCCTGTCCGGGTTCCCGGCCTCGGGACTGATCGAACTCGTCCGGCCGCCGTTTCTCAGCCTGACCAGCCTCGACTACTACGACACGGACCACGTCTCGCAGACCTTGACGCTCGGGTCGCCGGGGGAAACGTCGGTTCTCGTCTCGCCGTCCGGCCGGTATGCGCGGTCCCTGCTGCGGCCGGTGCCGGGGACGCTGTTTCCGGGGACGGCGATTCGTGAAGATGCCGTGACCGTGACCTTCGCGTGCGGCTACGCGACGGCCGAGGCCGTGCCGCCGATCCTCGTCTCGGGCATCTGCCTGTTCGTCGGGGAACTCTACAAGCAACGGTCGCTGTCGCAGGTCGGCACGTCGATCTCAGCGGCTCCGTTGGATACGACGCGCTTCTGGAAGCGGGTCTGGTAATGGCGCGCAGCACCGCGAGTGCATTCCTCGACCCCGGCGAACGCGACCGGCTGATCATCCTCCAGACGGTGACGGAGGGGGTTGATACGGAAGGCGCTCCGATGGAAACGTCGACGACCTTAGCCGTCGTCTGGGCGTCGAAGGCGGGGATCAGTGGACAGGAACGGTGGGTCCGCGACCAGCTGTCGGCGGGGTATGACACGCGCTGGCAGATCGGGTATCGCGCGGACATGGACCCGGAACTGGTGGACGTGGCGAAAGTCCGGCAGATCGAATATCAGGGGCGGACCTACGACATCGTGGCGGCGACCCAGTTGGGCCGGCGCGATTCGATCGAACTGTTGACGACCGAGAAGGTGGGTTGATGATCGGGATGCGATTCGAGGGCGGCGCAGAACTGGCGCGGGTCTTCCGGGCCTTGCCCGATCGCGTCTCGACGAAGGTGCTGCGCGAGGCGCTGGAGGATGCGGCGGAACCGATGCGCGCCGACATGGCGTCGATCGTCCACCGCGCGCCGGGCCCGCCGGACATCGCCGACCATATGGTCGTCAAGGGCATCACCCGCTACGAGGACGCGGACCTCGGGACGGTGACGGTCGAACCCGGCTCGGCGGCCGTCGCGGTCGGCCCGGCGAAGGGGTATTTCTGGGGTTACTTCCTGGAGTTCGGGACGGTGACGGCCCGCCCCTACCCGTTCATGCGCCCGGCCTTCGACGGGAACACGACAGCGGCCCTTGCGGGCCTCTCGGCGGACCTGTGGCGGGCGCTAGCCGGGGCCGGGGTCATACGGACGGGGACGAGTGCCGGGCCGGTCTCCGGCGGCGGTGGAGGGTCCACGCTATGACGCCTTCCGTGGCGGTCAAGGTGCGGCTGGCGGCCATCGGGGCGGTCACGTCCCTCGTGGGCACCCGGATCTACGTGGACACGCTTCCCCAGAATCCGACCTTGCCCGCGATTCGGATCTCGCGGATCTCGGAACTGGAGGTCGCGCATCTGCGGGGCGTGGGCGTGGCGAAGCGGGCGCGCGTCCAAGTGGACGCGATTGCCCTCTCGCTAGAGACCGCCACGTCAGTCTCGGACGCGGCGCACGGCGACGGGGCGCGGTCCGGGTTGAGCGGCTGGACGGGCCATCTCGGCAGTCCGGCCGTCCGGGTGATGGCGATGCTGCCGACCGATACGCGGTCGGACTACGAAGGCGAAGAACTGCGGCAGTGGCGGGTGAGTCGAGACTATTTCATTTGGATGACGTAACCAGGACGACGACAGCACAACAAGGAGCACGAACATGTCTGATGTGACCGGCACGTATTACGCAGGGAACGCGGAAGCCATCCAAGGCTACGGCGCGGAGTTGATGGTCGGCGACGGCGCCACCCCGGAGAACTTCGGATCGATCTGGGGCGTGACGAAGATCACGTTCGGCGCGATGACGACGGCGATCATCGACGCCACGCACCTCCGCAGCCCGGAGGCGCACCGCGAGAAGAAGGCCGGGTTGCGCGACAGCGGCCCGATCCGTCTCGAGGCCATCTGGAACCCGAAGCACGAATCGCAGAGCAACGCCGGCGGCGGGTCGCCGGGCGTGTTTGCGACGGGCGGGATGCTGGCGAAGTGGCGCACGCGCGCGGAAGGCAACTACATCCTCCGCGTGAATGACGGCTCGCCGCAGACCGAAGTGCCGTTCCGGGGCGTCGTGTCCACGTTCCAGCCGGGCGAAGTTGGCGTGGACGGGATCATCCCGGTCACGATCGAGATCACGCCGCTGCAAGACTTCTCCGCGTCACTCCCCTAGTTGGGATCTGACATGGCGAATCGACAACGTGGCGAAGTCGCCCTGACGGTCGGGGACCGTGCGTATACGATGCGGCTGACGACGGCCGCGATGGCGGAGTTCGAGGACGCCTGCAACGCCTCGGGGAAGCAATCCTGGATTGCCTTTCCCGAGTGCGTCTCGCGGGCGTTCGCGGGCAGTCCGCGGTATATGCCCCTGTTCATCTGGGCGTGCTTGATCGACCGGCAACCGAAGATCACGATCGCGGACGTCCACACGCTCATCGAAGATGCGGGCGGGTTGACGGCGTTGATCGACAAGGCGGCGGAAGCCTTCACGGCGACCAAAGCTGACCCGGAAGACCTGACCCCTCAGACGGCTCAGTCGACCCCCCTTGGAACTGGCGCAGCCTCTACGTCCAAGCCAGGGCCATCGGCCTGAGTCCGCGCGCGTTTTGGGGGATGACCTTCCGCGAACTCTATCGAGAGTTTGCGGGCGCCAGGAAGCGGTTCGAGCGAGAAGCGGAACGAGACGTGACGGTGGCCTGGCACACGATCCGTCTCTGGATGCAGACGCAGAACGACAAGAAGTTACCGTCGCTGGAGTCGCAGTTACCGTCACGGGGCAAGACGGCGGCGAAGACGGGGCGGCAGACGCCGAAGCAGATGCGGGCGATGATCGGGGCAATTAGTCAGTTCTACGGGTTGCCGATGCGAACCGTGAAGCGGAAGAAGGGATAGCACATGGCGAACTCCTCCGTCGTCGGACTGTTGAAGGTCGTCCTCTCGGCGGACACCGCGGCGTTCAATACCGCGATGCAGAAGTCGGAAGGGATGGCGGCGGAGTTCGCCCGCAGCGGCCAGAAACTCGCGTCCAGCCTGGAGACCAGTCACCAGAAGATCGTCTACGCCGCGCACGCGGTCGTCGAGGCGATGGGCCAGATGCAGGGCAAGATGGCCCTGACGGCCAACGAAGCCAAAAACTGGCAAGCTAAGATCTCGTCGGCGATGGACGTCCTCAAGGACGAAGGGAAACCCATCGAACAAGCCTTCGTGAAGGCACACACCGCACTCGGATCGATCGTCACTCAAGGCGAGAAGGCCGGGGGCGTCGTCGGTCTCTTGAAGAATCAGTTCGTCCAAATGGCCGCGGCGTTCTCCGGCGCCATGTTAGTCGATCGTGCGGTCAGTGGGATTGTGGGCCTGGGCCGAGATGCCTTCCTCGCGGGCGGGCAAATCAAAGACCTCTCGATGCGATTGGGCGTGTCCACTGATGCGATTCAGGAGTGGAGTTTCGCGGCCGGCCAGTCCGGGGCCAGCATTGAAGACGTCACGCTGGCCGTCACGCAGATGAACAATCGCCTGGCGACGGGCGACAAATCCACCGTGACGGCCTTGAAGTTGGCGGGGTTGGAGTTCGCGTCGATTCGGGCGATGAAACCGGAGGACGCCTTCAACGCCGTCACGTCCGCCATCGATCGCATCCACGATCCGATGGTGCAGACGCAAGTGGCGATGGACCTGTTCGGGAAAGGCGGCGCCAAGATCCTCGCCATGATCAAGGACGACATGGCGGAGAACATCGCCAACGCGCCGAAGATGAGCGAGGCCACCATCGAAGGTCTCGACAAGGCCGAGGATGCGTGGCGCTCGTTCTATCAGCATTTGGTGAAGTATTCGGGCGATGCCCTCGTCAGTATCTCTAACGTCTCGGTGGCGAGTCTGCCGGGGATGGCGATGAAGGGGGCCTCGCTCTGGGCCGACATCTTTAACTACCTGGGCACGAGCGCGGCCAACGAGAAGGGGTTCAACGCACTGATGCAGGCGGTCCCGCGCCTCGGAGTGCTGATCGCCCAAGTAAAGGGTGCCGATGAGGCGCTCCAAGAGTTCAATGATGCCAACGGCACCGGCGCGCAACAACTGGCGAAGGTCCAGGCCGAGATCGATAAG